GCAGCGCCGCAAACCGATCGATCAGGCGCTTGGCGCTGGGCAGCAACCGTTCGGCGACCCCCATGACACTCTCGAACACCGGCAGCAGCGCCTCGCCGAGCGAGATCCGCAGGTCGTACACTTTTTGACTGAGCAGCTTGAGGCGGCTCTCGGTCGTCGCAAACCGCACCGCCGCCTCGGCGGTCAGCGCGGTATTCTCGCGCCACGCGTCATTGCCGAGTTCGACCGATTCGCGCAACAGATCGCCCGCGCCCGAGGCGCGCAACATCGCGTCGCGCACGCGGACCTCTTGCATCCCGAGATCCTCAAGCACCGCGAACGTGTTGATCCCGGCGTCGTCGAGCGTGCCCAGTCCCTCGATGAACGTGACGATCGCGCCCGCCGCATCGTCGCGGAACGCCTCCGCGAAGTCGCCCCGAGCGATCGTGCCGGTGCGCGCGGCAATCGCGGCGAACTGATCCAGCTCGGCCCCGCCCGAGGCGACCGCGCTGGCGATCTGGATCATCACTTTCGAGATCGCCGTGCCGCCCGCCTCCGCGTTGATCCCGACTGACGAGAGCGCGGTGCCCAGGCCGAGGATCTCGCCCTCGGTCAGCCCGATCTGCGCGCCCGCACCCGCGATCCGCAGGCCAAACGCCACAATCTCGGCCTCGGTCGTCGCGAAATTGTTGCCGAGGCCGACGACCGTGGAGCCGAGCCGGTCGAAGTCGCCCTGACTCATGCCGGTGATATTGGCGAGCCGCGCCAGACTCGTCGCGGCTTCTTCGGCCGCAAGGTTCGTCGTCACCCCGAGCGCGGCCATTGTTTCGGTAAAGTCGAGAATGTTCTCGGTCTTGATCCCGAGCTGCCCGGCCGCCTCGCCGATGCCGTTCAACGCGTTCACGCTAACCGGGATCTCTTGCGCCAGATCGCGAAACCCCTGCTTGAGCACGGCAAACTGGGCCTCGGTCGCGTCGACCGTCTTCCGCACGCCCGCAAAGCTCGACTCAAAATCGACCGCCGCCTTGACCGCCGCCGCGCCGATCGCGAGAAGTGGCAGCGACAGCCCGCGCGTCAGACTGCCGCCCACGCGCCCGGCGCGCGCACCCCAACGCGTCAATTGCTTGCCCGCATTATTGAGCGCAGGCGACATGACATCTTTGAGTCGGAGTACCGCTTCGAGGACGCCGACGTTGACGGTCGCAGCCATTAGTCGTCAGCCTCGCGCGCGGCGACGCGCTCGCGGTGTAGGGCGAAAATGTTGTCGAGCACGCGATCCATCATGGGCGACTCGTCCAACTTGTCGATCTTGCCGTCCACCTGCTGATAGGCGCGCAGGGCTGCCGCATAGGCGCGCAACTCGACAATCTGGATCGCCGTGTCGCCCGGGTCGTCGAGCCAGAGGCGCTCGGCCTGCGCGGGCAGGCAGCGAAACTCATCGCACAAGCGGCTGATCGTCCAGAGACGCACACACTCGGTCTCCTCGTCGGCGTGCCCCGCCTCGCTGCCGGTCAGCAGCCGGTGCAACGCCTTTAGCCGTTTTTTGCCGCCGCCTCGTCGGTCGCGACGTCGTCGGCCGTCACCGCGATCCGACTCAGGCGTAAAATTTCCCGAAACAGCAGATCGCTCGTCTCGGGTTCGAGGTCGTCGATCTGCTCGGGCGTGACGTCCTCGGATGCGGTCCAGCGCACGATGCCCTCGGTGAGCACGGTCGACTGGTCGTAACTCTGCGCCGGGTCGCGGTCGACCGCCTGGCGCACCTCGCGCTCGCCGCCCAGCTTCTGGATCTCGGCAAACGCCGACGCGCCGCCAATGCGCGAAATGAGGCCCGCCGCGCGGCTGATCACCGCCTCCTGGCAGCGCGCCTTGGCGCGGCCTGAGAGCTGGCGGATCGTGACGGTATACGCCGGATCGGTCGGCGTCTCGATGTCCCTGGTCACGCGACTGGCGAACATGATGACTCCCGGTGATCAGGGCGACGGGCGCGGCTGCCTCATGCAGCGAGCGCCCGCCGCCGTGTCGTCGACCCTACGCCTCGGTGACGGTGCCTGTCGGCGTCAAGGTCACCTCGAATTTGGTTAGCTCATTACGCGACGCCGTTCTCGAATACTTGGTGATCAGCGCCTCGAACGAGACCGTTTTCGAGCCTCCAAATGTGATCGTGACGGTGCGCGTTGACGCCGTCGGGCCTGACGCCACAGCGTTAAAAATTACGTCCGGTCCTGTGCTGGATGTGTCGTCGTAGAACCCGCCGAGTACCAGGTCGCTCGCCTTCCGCACGCCGGTCGCCAAACTCTCGAACCAGGCGTCGCCGAATGAGTGCGACTCTTCGAGCATCGCTTCTACGTCGATGGTATTGATCTCGGTGATATAGCTGGTCATCGTGACGACGGACCCGCCGCTGTTATCGACCGCCACGATTATCGAATTGCTGCCATATTTCGCCATGACTCGGCCCTCGGTCGCGCGTGATCCGAGGCCCGATCTGACGGGCGAGGAGATACACGACGGCGCGCGTGTGTAGGTGAACGATCAGGCGGCGCGGATGCCGCCCACTTTTCCAGTTTCCGACGTAGGCCGACGGCGAGCCGTAACAGCCCGCGCGCCTGCTCGATATCTGCCGACGCGGTCGACTCGTAGAGGCGCAGGCGCGCCCATCGCTCAATCTCGCGCGCCGCGTGCTGATAGCGATCCGCGCTCATGCGTTACTCGCGCGCAAACGCGATCATGAACGTGAACACGGGTGACGTGCCGCCGTGCGTCCAACTGGCGAGCGTATACTGGTTCACCGTTCCAGAGACGGTCACCCGCTCGGCCGTCACGCCGGTCGCCTGCGTGAACGAGATCAGGTCGGCATAGGTCGAATTGTCTGCGCTGTCGCGAATTTTGGCGTCCAGCGTCGGCGACGTGCCACTCTTCACGGTGACCTGCAAATAGCCCGCGCCGCCACTCGCGCTCGACCCACTCGCGTTGCCGTCGGCAGCCGATGTTCCGGTCGCCGACTCCGACCCGAGCGCGTGCATAATCTGCCCGGTGTCCTTCTGGCCCGTGACCGTCCAGCTCGCCGACGCTTTGTGCAGCTCGCCCCGGCTCACCGCGCGCGTGTAGGTGCCGCCGAACGCGCCTGTATGGCCGACCATGTACTTATGGATCGTGTTCCCCTGGTAGCCATAGCAGACGACGCGCGAGGTCGTCTCATTGCCACTCAGCGCGGCGTTGCTCCCGTCGGTCGCGTCGTCGTAGAACCCCTCGGCCGTCAGCTCGGCGGTCTGTAGCCCGGTCGCCGTCTGCTCGGGGTAGCTATCGCCGAGCGCGTGCGTCTCTTCGAGGCTCGCTGACGTGGTATCGGCCAGCGAGGTCGAGAGGCCGGTCAGGTCGTACCCGTCGACCAGGAAAAACGCGACGTCATTACTGCCATATTTCGCCATGCGTCACTCACCCCCGTCGTCGTCAGCTCGTCGGCGCGTCGGCCCGGCGGGCGGCGGCGCACTCTCTTCTGACAGCGGCACGACGATCCGCTGCTCAATCAACCAGCCCATCGAGTCGGCGGGCACGCGGTCGCACGTCTCGCCCACGTTCGCCAAGACCTCGCCCGCGCGGTCGGTCAGTCGCCGGGTCGCCTTGTAGTCGCTGCCTGTCGTCATGCGTCCTGCCTTCCCTTGCTAACCCCTACGCCCTAGCCGATCGTCGCGTGTCGGGCATCCTCGCGCGTCTGGACCGGGTGCCCGCAGACGCCGCAGATCATGGCGCGCACCGGGCCGAACCCCGACGCCTCGACCCGCTGCTCGGCGGGTGCCTGGCACTGCGCGCACGGGCGCGCGTCGCGGTCGCCTACGCCCCGAGCCGCAGATCGTGCGCGAGGCGCTTCAGCATCGTCCGTGCGCTGCGCCGCGCGGTGTTCGTTAGCCATTTCCGCTCCCCGTCATCGTGCGCGTATGCCTTGAAATGCTGGGCGAATACATACGGAATCTCGCCGGGTGCGCCGCCGAACCCGTACGCCGCCGCGATATGCCCGCGATCGAGATAGCCATCGCTGGATCGCGCCGACCCGGCGAGCGCGCCCGTGAGGAACGGCGTGCGCTCTTGCGCGAGGCCCATCTGATAGCCCGCCTCGTACCCGAGCGCCTTTTTCGCATCCTCGGGCACCTGGCGCGCCAGGCGGTCGAGCCGCTCGCGCAGGTCGCGATTGCCGCGCAGATCAAAACTGGCCGTTTTCTGCGCCATCAGTCAATCCTCTGCGACCGTATAGAGAAAATCCGCGACGCCGTGCTTCGTCTTGACGCCGTTGATAAGCTCGTCGGGTAGCCCGGTCGACGACTCGTGCGTGACCAGCAGCGCGGTATGGTTCGACAGGCTCGGCGTCGTATAGCGCAGCAGGTCAACGGCCTTGTTCAGGATTTTCTGCGTTTCCTGGTTGCCTTGATACTGGGAGAACGCATGCACGCGCACCCGGCAGCGTTTCATCGCCTGGCCGAACGTGCCGTCGACGTCATCCTCGCGCACGGTGTAC